TGTGCAGATCACCACGCTTTGGCCGGTGATGGCTCCGCCCACAATGTCGTCTGCTACTGGCGAGAAGTGCGGCCAGGCGTAGGGCATGAAGGGTTCAGATCGGTAGACTTTCTGGCCGGAGAACCCGACCATGAATCCGCCCGGATGCGCCATGATGCCAAAGAGATCATCTGGTGGAGGTATGCGGGAGAACTCCGGCAGGGTTTCGCCCAGTGCTGTGATGTCCAATTCCGCGCTGAACATATCGGCAGCTGCCGGAATTTCCTGCCAGAATCGCAGGACAGCAGTTCCACTCGCGTCCGTCACTGCGACGTACAGGCGCTTGTACTGTATGTTGTATGCGCCCGTGGGAATGCCTTGCAGATCGGAAACATTCAGGGTGTCGCCCGTAGCGGCGTTAAACGGCGCAGAGACTTCGTTGGGTGCGCCTTCTTCCCCCCATGCGGACACGAAGGTGAAGGCCAGCAGACAGTGCTGGCGTTCGTCGTCTTCCGCCGACCCTTGGGTGACGATGACGGATGCGGGAAATTCAGCTGTCGGAATGCCCAGGCGGTAGGCGTTGCTGGGCATGAGTGCATCCGTGGTGGCAATGCTTGCGTCTGTGACCATGGGCGGTTCGCCCGCTTGCGTGAAGTAGGTACGCTCGCTGGTGTCATCCAGTATCGCGCCGCGTGTGATGTCTGCGTCTGCGGGGAAGTGGAACCAGTGCTCGGTGTCGCTGTCGATGTCTTTGCCAAAGCGATAGATGGTGCGCTTGATACCGGGTTTGGCAAGGTCGGTGACGAAAGCAGGCGCACACAAGGGTTGCAGGCTGCCGCGTTCCAATATCACGTCGCTGGCCGTTTGTGCGGCGTTCTCGGGCAGCAGGTGCGGCTCTACCCGTGGCTGCATGCCGGTAAAGGATTTCAGGGGGATTCTCATGGTGTACTATGGCTTGGTGTTTCTGTAGCGCGCAGCACATTCCACGCCGCCTCGCAGGTCAATCCGGCGATCCGTAATCCGTCAGCGTATCGAGCAATCCCTCGACCATGCTCTTCCAGCCGTTCAAGCATCCCTGCGAGCAGATCGACGGGGGCGGTATCCGGCTGGCCTGGGCTTCGGTCGGCAGCGGCGGCACGGCTGGCGGCCTGACGGCGGACGCGGGCAAGTTCTGCGCGCAGCCTGACAGCATCAGCGCCAGCAGCATCAGCAGCAGTACGTAGCTGATCATATTGGGATTGGGCGGTCGTGCGGGCATGGTCGAGCTCCTGGGCGTAGCGTTGTTCAATGTCGCGCGCGGCCTGTTCCGCTTGCGCCAGGCTGTAAGCGTGTTCGGACTGGATACGGGCGATTCGGGCGTCGTAGCGCCAGCCCTGGGTAACCCATGCTGCACCGGCTACAAGGACGACCAGCGCGCCAATCATGCTGATGTTGCGGACGGTCACGGTTGCTACCACCAGCGGACAGCCCAGATCAGCCCGACAGCAACGATGCCGATTGCCAGTATCAGTGCTGCGTTGGCAAGTTTGTTTCCCACACGATCGGCTTGTTTGGTACTCATTTTTCCGCCCACCTTTAAAGATTTCAGGTTAAAATTCATCTGTTCTTCCCTTTCTCGCGGGTTGAATTGATTTCATTGCTTCTTTCTTCCTTGTTGATTTTTTGTATCAACAAAAAAGCCCCGCCGGGTTCCAGCCAGCGGGGCTTTTGTTTTGTGGGTTCGATCGGTTCAGGTATCGGGCGCGGGCAGCCTGCCTTCGCACAACGCGCGTTCGTCTGCGCGGCGCAGCACCAGTCCGCGCAGTTCGCGTCCCTTGGCATACTTCCACCGGTCGAGCTCTGCGCAGGCTCCCGGCCAGTCATTACCCAGGGCTTTACGCTGCAAGGTGGAACCGCACACAACCTTGGCACCGATGTTGAAGGCGGCAGAGGTCAGCGCCGCCTCGACGTGCGCAAGCTTGGGCATGGGCAGACAGCGGTTCACGTCGGCGTTGGCAATCGCCATGTCAGCGGCCAGCAGCGCGTCGCATTCCTCGCGGGTGTACTGCTTGCCTTTGATGATGTCCGAGCCAGTATGGCCGTAGCAGACCGTGAGCACACCAACGTCGTCATGGTAGGGTTCGTAGCGTTCGCCTTCCCAGCGGATGATGATGGCCGCAGCCATGCCCATCACGCCAGCGCCGCCGATCTTGGCGGCGGTTTTCAGAGCAGGGTTCATGATCGGCCTGACTCCTTGAGTGCCGCAATGCGTGCGGCGCTTTCTGCGGCCTTGCGCTTGTCATCCCGATGCTTGTAGTACCAATTCACGGCAAGCCCACCTACGGCGGCGATAAAGCCGCCAATGGCCGTCAGGTTCCAGTCGGCAACGGATGCCGCAATACTGGTCAATCCGCCTGTCCATGTCGTTTTGCTTGCCAGTGACATGATGGCTACGTCATCGATTCGCATTTTGAAAATCCTTTGAGGCATGACAACCTCCTTCGGTTTAACGCGGGCTACCACCAGCGGATAGCCCAGATCAACACAGCCAGCGCAGCAATGATGGCCGCCGCTGCATACATCTTTGCGGTAATACCAGCGTCACGTTTGCTCATCTTTCCACTCACTTCGATATGTGGTTTCGGGGTATACTTTCGTGGCATCTTCTTTCCTTCTGCTGGTATCAGATGGGAATGCAAAACCCCCCGTCAGCTCGAACTGACGGGGGGTTGTTTTTTTCGTTGGTGTTCAGGTATCGGGCATCACAGGCCAGTCAATCTCTACGGGAAACTCTTCCTGCTGCGGTACGTCCAGCAACGCCTGCCGATAGGTTGCAAGCGCCGCCTGCTGGTCTGCGGTGTATCCCGACCAGCGTAGGGGGTTACTGACGACGCTATCCAGTTGCGCCAGCCGCCGGTCGCGCTCGCCGCGCATTTTCCGGGTTTGTTCTACCAATACCTGCTCTTCACTTGGCGGCTGGTATGGGGTGATCTCGCCAAACTCGCCGGTGACGGCGCGCGCGTACAGATCACGTCCCAGGGCTTCGGAATCGTTGACGTGGGCTGTGTACGGTATCCAGCCGAGCTTCGGGTGTTCGATGGTCAGATCGATGGTTGAATGGTCGGAGTTGACGTATCTGGGATTCTTGGCGTTCATGGCTGAATACTCTCCAAAAAAAGTTGCAGTTCTTAAACGTATATGGTTTAATAGACCATATGAAAGCTACTTTGGTACGCCGCAGCCGAAACGTCTATAAGGCTGGAATTGTCGAGATGGTGATCTGGCAGGTGCCACAACCGGTTCCACCATCGGAACATCCTTTTAAGTATCGGCTGGTGTATATCGTCGATGGGCAGCGCGTGGTGGGCTATGACAATGAGCGCGGTAAAGGCGATCACAAACACTTGCGACACATAGAGATACCGTATGTGTTCGAGGACGTAGACCAGTTGATGGCTGATTTTCTGATCGATGTACAAAGGGAGGCAGAACGATGAACGAACAAACGCTGCATGTCCGGGTAGGTGAAGCTTTGGAACTAAGCTTGGCGCGCGCCGCGCAGACGATGCGCGAGATTGAGCAAGGTCAGAATCCCGAACCCAGTTTCGATCTTGGATTTGAGAATGTCGCCCAACTGTTCGCCGTTTTCACGCCCAAGCGCTGGGAGTTGCTGGCCGTCTTGCGTGAACACGGTCCATTATCCATTTTTGCCCTGGCGCGTTTGCTGCGCCGTGATTACAAAAATGTACATGCCGACGTTATGGCGCTGCTGGAGTGGACTGTCATCGAGAAGAATGAGCAAAATCTGATCCATGCACCGTTTGCCGATATTTCAGTGGATGTGCGCTTGCCGCAGAAACAAGCAGCCTGACCTTATGCGATTCGCATGAACAGGCTTGGAAGTGCATCGTTGTCCCCTTCGTAAGCGTACTGTCGTCGAATTTCCGCCATGGCTTTCCACGTCCCCGGCAGCACGCTGGTATCGAAAAATGCTTCAACATCCTCTTCAGCATACGCATCCCCGAGATCCTCAACGAAGAATCGAGCGCGAAAATGCACCCTGAGCAAAGCGGAACCCGGCACGATGGCGTTCGCGGGAATCACATTACCCACAAAAAGGGAGTTCTCATCATGTATGGCAGCCAGTGTATAACTGCCCACCCCGTAGGCTTCTGGTAATACGCTGCTGTCTACGTAGCTTTTGAGATCGTTTGAGGTGGATTCATCTCCGGCATCGGCGTAGGTTTTGAGGTCGTCATACAAACTCTGAACGTAGCTTTCGCTGACGCCCCCGCCATGGTTCTGAATGTATTGGGCAAGCGTTTCCAACCTGACTTTCTGGAATATTGGAGGAAACGGATTCGGATCCCTAACGGAAAACTCCATTTGGTAGTCGAGACTGTCTGCTTCCGGCAGGTTAGTTATGTAGGCTATCTGCGACACGGACTGTGCAATGCCTTCCACATCTTCCATGCGGCCATACAGTCCGTCCACGCCGCTGATCAGGTATGCCAGATTGTCGTCCATCTCATCATGGGTTAACGCGCTCCCCTTTTCTCGACGCAAGATCGTACTCATCACGCAGCCTCTATATGGATTTCCCAACCAATCGTAATCACGTCCTCCGGGTCTTTGGTTTTAACACCAAAGACTGACCGGCAAACCAAAATCGATTCTCCTTCCGAGCTGTTGGGCTCATTGAACAAACCCGCTTCGGTGATTGCGCCAGTGCCTACGCCCTTCCCAAAAACGGCGTTGTAGATAAGGGTGGAACCGACTACGGCTGTGGTGACTGGAACGCGCACCAACTCTTCTTGCAGCGCAATGTCGCTCGCGTCAGCCCCCGTTGTTCCTGTGCCTATTGCCATATGCGATATTGGTGGCGTTTGGTTTCTCATGATACGATCAGCGATGAAATAGCGCCCTGTATCAACCAACAGATTTTTGACGCAATGCTGTTCGACTTGCCCGGTGGGTTTAAGGATGCGGATGTTCAATTGACCGCGTGTGCGGAAGATGTGGGGTTCGTTCATGGAATACTCCTTGAAAGTAGTTAATCTAAATAACGTAATCTGAATCGACGTAGTCGTCATCCATATAACCGCCCTGGACGAAGTACAGTACATCCGTGGCGGCAATGGATTCATGGGTCATGGTGTTGGTAGTGGAAGAAAGTGAGCTGTGCAGCGTGATGTTGTCGCTTGATGTCATGGCGCTGATCGCGCTGAATACTTCTGCCAGTGCGGCATCGTCAGCCAATCCGGTGTTCAGTGTTGCCAGTAGCGCATCTGCCATGTGGCTTGTATCCAATGGCCGAGTCATCAAATCTGCCCGGATGCCATCAGTCATGCCGATGGATTCCATGCGCCCGGTTTGTACGTGCGCTGCGTATTTGTCCACGGCTTGTCCGACATCGGCGCGCGTGAGTCCAAATGCCATGATTTCCATCATTTGAATGAGCGTGTCGTCCAGCTTTGGATTCAATCCGCGTGCGTCCAGCGCAACGGCGACGGTGAGTTGCACCTGCTCGCTTTCGACGTGAATCATCAGAACTGCTCCCGTATCTGCACGCGCAGCAGCTTGTAGGCGGTTTGGATAGCGCCGTCAGCAAAGGTGGTCTCGACCTCGCACTCAAACTGCCCTGCGGTGTCAAGCGCCTGTGCTGTCCAGTTCATGACACAACGTCCGCCACGGCCTGCAACGTCGTATGGCATGTGTGTGTCGATCTGCTCCGTATCTGGATTGACACGGCCAGGGATGGGGCGGGCGGTCAGGGTGGCTTTGATGGCATCCGCACCGACTTCGCGCAGGTAGATCCGCACTTTGGTGTTTGGGTCTGAAATGTCCAGCGGCATCCCGGTACGTTCATCGGTCAGCGATAAAACCAGATCGGGGCGCGTGTCGCCCTGTACAAGACGGATTCTTTGGGTTGCCATGACTACCACCAGCGGATGGCGGCAAGTGCATGTAGCACCAACCAAACAAACATTCCGACGGCAACTATGACGGCAGCATTGGCTAGCTTTTTGCCAACTTTTCCAGCATCTTTTTTGCTCATTTTTCCGCCCACTTTCATAGATTTCAGGTTAAAATTCATCCGATCTTCCCTTTGGCTTGGGTTGATATGCAAAAGCCCCGAACGCCTGCCAGCGCCGGGGCTTCTTTTTTTGGTATTTGTTATGGCTACCCACTATTCGGAGTGGTAGCGGCCTTGGCGGCAACCGATCCGGTCAGTGCTGCCTGAAATTGTGCAAGGTGCATGGCAGCGCGGTCGTGGTAGGCCGGAACCGTATCAGCTTCCTTCTGGAACGCGCGGTACAGCAGGTAATCGACCAGCGCCGGTGCGTGTTCGCCTTCCTGTTTCAGTTCTTGTGTGCTGGCGGCATCCGTGATGGCTTCGGGCAATGCGGCATAGCTGATTTGCACCTGCGTATCGGCCAGTGCGGGCGGGAAGACTTCAAACTCTTCTGGGCGCAGCGCGTCGTACAGGTAGTGAATGATTTCACCTGACGGTTTCTGGCTATGCCAGTTGGGGCGATAGCGTGCGAGCGTGTCGGCATCGGTCAGCGTGATGTGACGCCGGTTCTTGTGCGAGATGTTGCGCAGCACGGCAAACAGATGGCGGGATCCGTTGGGCAGGGTTTGCACTGCCCCAGCCGCCAATGCCGTGACTTCCGATGTCCAATACAGATCGGGACGCGCGGTGTAGGCGGCCAGGCGCGCATCGGACAGCCACTTGGGCAGTTCGTCTTCTTGCCAGTAGTCGGCGCTGGAATCCTGCAGAATGATACGGGCGCGCTCGATGATGTCTTTGGCTTGCATGGTAGTTTTCCGTGATCACCAGTGATCGGCAATGATGCGCAGTGGCGCACGCTGAAATCCCAGCGCTGCCTCGTCGGCAAGGCGGGTGCACTGGTTGTCAAACAATTGCAGGTAACTCAAGGCGCGTGCTGGATCAGCCCAGGATGCTGCGTGCTGGTGCAATCGTGCCAGCGCACCGACAGCCAGAACCTCGACGTAGCGATCCCGCAGAACGTCGGGCATGTCTGCTGCGTCGCGCGTGGGTGCCAGCGCGACTTCCAGCGTAAGCGCCTTGACGGCTTTTTGGTTGAGCATCGGCACAAGGCGGATTAGGCCGGGCGCACGACACCAGTAGGCGCGTACCTGCGCGGTGCTGGATACCTGCACGTCTTGCCAGCCTTGCGGCCAGGCTGTGTCCAAGTCGGCGCGGCTGGCTGCTTGCAATTTGCCCTCGGGCAGCCATGCGGCCAAGACTTCGACGATTTGTGTGTCTGCTTCTGGCGGATCGATTTCGATTTCCGGGATACCAGGGGTCAGCGAGATGGGCAGCAAGGTTTCGCGCAAGACGCGGGTACGGGTGCAGAACTCGATGCTGGCATCCAGGAGCGCATCATGGACGGCAGGCAGCGGCGCGCCGGGAACGGATGGCGCAACGAAGCGCTCAAATTCAGACAGGGCAGCCATTACACGTCACGCGCCGCGAGGCTGTTTGCCAGCGTCACAATTTGACTGACCAATGCCTGTTTGCTTGACCGCCCGTCCAGCCTCTGGTTGTAGCGGCTCTCGGCGTAATCAAGCAGTTCACGCTTACCCATGTTGTTCAGGTCTGGCAGATCAGGCAGTCCTATGGTCTGCCTGGATTGCGCGTCTTTGGATTGCTGTTCCTGTTTGGCTTGTTCCTGCGCGCGTGCGGCCAGCAGGGCTTCGGCAATCTGCGTGGCTACCGTGCTGACGGAAGGTTGTGTGGGTTCGCCGCTCACGTCTTCGGGCGCGACGATTTGCCATACGTCTGGGTGACGGGCAAGTTTCTGTGCTTCCAGTGCGGTGACGGGGTGAACTTGCTGTGGCGTCCACGTCAGGCCAGTATTGGCGACGTTATCAACCTTCACAGGCTTGATGCCTACGTATTGAACGGGGACGGCGATTGTTTCGGTGCTCATGATCAGCCTCCGCGAATGGCGACGATGAGTTCCGGCGAGCGCCACAGGAGAATCATCAGCAGCACAATCAGAACAAAGCGCAGTACGCCGTATTTCTCAAGAAAATATTTCATGAAACCCACCAATGGTTTAAAATCCATATCAAATCCTTGGCGCTTTCAAGGGTTGAAGTAAAAGAAGCCCCGCCAGTTTGCCGCTGACGGGGCTTTTGCTTTTGGGGGCGACAGATTACGGTGCACCCAGCGTAATGCCGCTGACCACGGCGCACAGCGTGCCAACAGCCATGTTTGCGCCCTTGACGGTCAGTACCAGCTTGACTGGCTGGTTGAACGTGATCGGCAAGGTAAACGAATCAATAAAACCTTGCGTAGCGATCATGGTGTTTGTCACAAAGGCGTTGGCGCTTGCCGGTGGCGTACCCTGCTCAACGGGTTCAATCCCCAGATCGACAGACACACCGCTACCGGCGTCGTGGTGAATCAGGCGCACGCCTGTTACTCGTACCCCTGCTGGGATAATGCCCAGATAGATCTTGTCGTCCTGTTGGGCTGCGCCCGTGAATTGGTAATCATCCGCCCAGGCATTGCCGTAGGCGGACATATGGGCGGGTTTCTGGCCGTAGTCGGCTGCGTATTTGTCCATGATGGATTCTCCAAAGAAGATGCAAAAACGGCCAGACAGGAGATTGCCCTGCTGGCCGGTATTGGTGGGCTGTGCTTAGTTCAGATTCACGGTTGTATCCAGCGCGATCACGCCGTGATCGGTAGGAATGGCGTTGCCGTACTGATCCGGGATGGCAAAGCGCAGCTTGGATTTGCCGCACATCACGTCGCCCGCTACTTCGGTGTTGCGCTCGAAGTTGTACTTGTTCTCGTGCCATGCAGCGTAGGTGTCCGAATTGCTGTGCCGTCCGTAGACATGCGCCAGCGCCTGGGCACCCAAAAGTAAGGCTCGATCAACGAAGTACCCGGCGGGCATGTTGTTGACGGTAACGCTGCTTTCCTGCGCGCTGGCTTGGCCTGCCTGGGTGCAGTACCGCACGGTGTCGCCCGCGTTAAAGCGGATGGCGCGGTCGGTTTTGCGCACAAGGATGTTGTTCCACACGCCCGCTTCGCCGGTAAAGAGCGGGTGTTTTCCGTTGGTAAACGACGTGGCGCGGTTCCAGGCGTTTTGCAGGAATGCCCGCCATTGCAAGCCGTTCGTGCCGCCCGCCGCCGTCAGGATGGATTGCCATTGGCGATTGGTGACGAGCAGCAGGTACAGGGGCGCGTCGTTGGCGGCAGCGTCGCCAGGCAGCTTGATGGGTTGCAGCTTGAATTCCATGTCGTCAATGGAAGCACCCAGAGCGTCAATGTGTTCGAGCCGGAAAATGTCGGAGGAATCAATTGCCGCCAGTTGCTGGCCGCCCTGCACGATGCTCGCGCCGTTGGCGACGTAGTGGCGGCTGAACGTGGGTGCTTTGACCTCGTTGATCATGATCTCGGGGAAATCAGGATCAGATTCGAGCGGAACTACCCAGTCCGTGCCAGTTTGGCTGCCGCGCGCGCCTGCCAGGTGCACGATGGTGGTCTGATCGTGGTAGCGGCGAAACCACCCTTGCAGGTTCGCCATGGCAATGTTGCGCAGGTTGTGCGTGGTGCGCTGCTGCGTCATCTTGCCGCCTGCATCTACGACCTTGGTGGCAAGATCGATGCGGATGTCCTGACTGGAAAAGGTCAGGCGTTCGCCCTTGCCTTCGGCCATGCGATCGCCCATGATGGGCTTTCCGCCAATGACGTTGATCATGTCCACGCTGACCTTGTCGCCTTGGGTCTTGGACAGGTCGGTGACGCGAACCAGTGGCATGTCGGGGGAAGTCTGGCCTTTGAGTTTAGCTTCCGCACCGGACTGTTTGGGTGCGTCGCCGGTCATGTTGGTAAGCAGCGACGGCTGGCGCTGGGTGGCGGCAAACAGCGCCGCGCCGAAGATTTTTCGGGCAAGGGGGCTGCCCACGGGGATTGAAGTGTTAGCCATGATTCAGGCTCCTTGGAAGTTGAAAAGGGAAGTAGGGGAATCAGTTCAGGATAGGCGGGCGAGTTCCGCCTGTATCTGGTCGGGCGACATATGCATGAAGCGTTCGGTCAGTGCGGTCTCGGACAGATCGAACAGCGCGTCGCGTTCGGTTGGCGCTGCGGGTTCACCGCCGGAAATGTCCGACAGTGTCTGGACGTGACTGCCGCTGGTTTGCGCCTTGGCAATGGCGGTGGCTACCTGCTTGTCCACATCGGCCTGGGTGAACTTGGGGGTAGCCTGCGCGGCAGCAGGAGCAGCTGGCGCGGCGGGTGCCGCCGGGGCTGCACCTTGCGGTTGCGCCAATGTTCCGTGTGCGGCCTCGTAGGCGCGCAACGCGGCGTTGAAACGCTCGGCCAAGGGGCGATCCTGCCAGACGGGCTGTGCGCCCAAAGCAGTGTCGATACGAGCAATTGCGCTGAAGGTTGCAGGGTCATTGATGCGCACGTGCGCCAGTTTCGGAATGCTGGCAATCGCTTCTTCGACGGCCACTTGGGCGGAAATGCGTTGCTCAAGCTGTGTCTGTTGCGCGGCCTGTTCGCGGGCTTGCGCCTGGGCGGTCAGTTCTCGGTTCTGCGCAATCAGTTTTTCGACCATTTCGGCCATTTCCGGCGCATCTTCGCGCAGGGATGCCAGCGAGGCTTCGTCAATGTCTGCTGCCAGTGCCTGGCTGCCCGCACCGGCTTTGAGTGCAGTGTTCTCGCGGATGATTTCGGCCAGCATGGCTTCGGCCTGCACTGCACGCTGGCGAATGGCGACAAGCTCGGCCTCGGTGGCATCGTCTGCGTCTGCGTCTGCGTCTGCGCCTTGCGCATTGTCTGCTTCGTTTTCGGGATCGCTGGGCGCATCTTCGACGGGCGGCTGGGCAGGCGTGTCTGCATCCGTGTTGTTTGCTGGATCGACTGCAGACGCTTCTGCCTGTTGTGGAGATTCCTGCCTGTCATCCGCCGCAGCAGATCTACCCGTCAGTTCAAACCGACCTTCGTTCAAGGCGTCAAGGTCGATGGCTTCGTCCATTGCCAGCGGGTCGTTCAGGTAGCGCTGCAATTCGGGA